CTAAAGATGTATATGTATAAGTTTTTTCCCCTACAATATCACTAATAGCAATAGGATCTGTAATGTCACATCTATCTGGACCTGATTGTAACCAATAGTATTTTGTGTAGTTAATAATTTTATCATAGTCAATTGGTGGTGACCATACTGTATATTCACTACTAAACAATTTATTGTGATCATAATTGTCGCCACCAGTGGCTTCAATTGAGTTTACTATATCAATATATGTTGATGCAAAATCATATTTTGTTTCTGATAATTCTTTTTTAATAGTAATTGTTGGTTCTAATTGATAATTTTTTCTATCATTATCTGTTTCAACAATATATGCGTCTGTAGTTTTAAAGTTGTCAACATCTCGCCGTCCAACAAATCCATTTAGTATATCATTTGTACCAGGAGATGTTAACTGATCCAATGTAGCATTCAAAAACTTTTTATTTACATCAGTTTGAAACTGCTGTGGTAACAGGTTTACAGTTTTACGTATTGCCATTATATTTCCTAACTAGTAACGATTGTGCCACTTGCTCTAATCTTAGAAGCAGTTACGGCATCTATAATATCTACATCTTCTACTTTTGCATCGCTAATAAAAACTTCATCACTATTGCTTTGAATTTCAAACAAACTACCAAAGTTTTGGTTAGTACCTTTTGGTACAATTAAAACAGTAGCAATATATGGAGTCAGTTGATTATGTATATACGCGGCAAGTTCAGTAAAGTAAAATGTCTCACCAAAATCCCAGTTATTAATATTAAAATAATCATTAATTGCTTCTATTGTTTGTGTTTTAATTTCAGTATCTGTAACAGTTGTCGCATTATTTTTTACAATTTTAAATGATGCTTGTAAACTACTACTAGATTTGTTACCAAATATTGGTTTATATTTGACCGGATGAAAAATAATTTCATCACTTAACATTTTATAATCTAACAAACTATTAAATTGTGTACTTAATTCAGTAGTAGTATTTGCTTCAGGTGTAGTAACTGTGCCTGTATTATCTTGAATATATGTTGTATAAGCATTGCTATATGCTCTTGTTAATACATACATATCAATAATATTACTTAATCCTGGATTAATTCTCCTATCAGATGGAGAATTATGTTTGTAATTAAATTTAAGTGTATTGCGTCCAGTATATACTTTATAATCAGTGCTAACTAGGAATGTGCTATCAGTTTTATTAAACACTCTAAATGCTTTATCTGTAGTTAAGTAAATTACTTCCTTATCAGTAAACAATGTTGTAGATGCCGCAGTTAATGCTGTTGCTGTAGCATACGTTATATTAACTGTCTTAGCAGTCAATTGAAATTGTTCTTCTCCACTTGCTATTGTAAATTTTTCAAAAAATACATATTTGCTTGTTGGACTAACTGCTGGAGCAACAACTAATGTAAATTGATCTGGATTGTCTGGGATGCCATCAGCATCACTATCCAAAAATGTTACTAGTACTCTGCGTGAATTTGTTGCGCCTGAAAATTCTGTATCCAACCCATAAATTTGCCAAATATGATCTCTATCCATTGGTGTCAATGCATCAGGTTTTGTATTAATGTTTAATACGTTAATCTGGTCTGTGATTGTTTTTGCTGTGCGTGAATTGTAAATTTTAACAGAACCATCAAAGTAAAAGCGTGTTTCCATATCACTTTCAAAACTATATTTTAATCCTCTATACGTTGTTGTATAAATTGTTCCATTACTTTTTAATCTAATTAACCAACTAGAATCTTTTTTAAGTCCAGCTGTATCACCAGCATAAGCAAATGAATAGTCAGAAGTTGTATCTAAATCTGCAGCTAATATAATTACCCACGCTCTTGTTGTAGCATCAAAACGTAAGCCAAATTCTTCATGTTTAAAGATATTAGTTAGCATTGATGTTTCTATAGCGGATGGCAGATCTGTTACAAACTGTGGAATAATTTCAGCAACCTCAGCACCGTCACCAATTAACTCACTGATGGTTACTGGGCCAGCACCGCTTGCTAAATTACCTGCGCCACTGTTATGGCCATCGCCTGTTACACTTTTAATCATTGCCCAAATATTGGCAAATGTGCCTGGATCGCCTACAACACCTGTATGTAAACTACCATCTGATTTAAAATACTTGCCACTTGGTGCATTAAATTTTACTAGGGCGTTTGCGGCCATATACTTTCTATTATCTGAGGATGGCGCAGATGCTCCTATAGGAACGGATGCTCCTAAACTGTTTTTAAAATAACCAGTGCTTGAGTTAGTACTAGTTGTTGATTGCTCCCAAATTGTTGTACCAACTGCTATTCTATCATATTGGTCAAAATAGTAATGTTTACTACTTACATCACGTAATATTGGTTCTATTTTATCACGAATTACTCGTAATATATCCATTTCATTAGCAAATTCAAAATCAAATGAGTTGGAAAAATATTCTCTAAATAATATTCCATCTGTGCCAAATACATTAGTTGAAGAATATTTTGCTGTTGGATCTACTACATCTAAGTAACGAGAAATACCACTTGATGTTCTGTTTGTTGCTTTTGCTTTAATAATATCACTAGTTGTAGTAATTGGGAAAATATTATAATCTTCACCATTTACCATACGATTTTGTGTATAATAACTTTGAGGAGCTTTGGTTCTAATATCGTCTAATGTTTCTCTATTAGCGGCATTAGTAACTTCTGATTGTAGACTATATGTCATAGTTAAAGAATGTGCTATATTATTTTTATTAACATATTGTACAATAACAGTGACATTTTGCATGTCATCTGTACTAATATTATAATTTAAACCATTACTTTGCCTAAAATATCCTCTAAAATTACCACGTGGTATATCGGTAAAAATACCATCACCAAAAATATATGCTATTTGATCAGTTTCTCGTGAGTTAACACTGTATATTGTTCTTACATCTTTACTTAAACTATTATATATAATATTGTTACCAGTTGATGCTTGAACTTTAGTCCATAATTTAAATAAATCATTATTTGAATCTAATTCATATAACCAAACATCATCGTTATTAACGTTGGCAGAATTAATTAATACTTGCCTATTGGGTACTGAATCATCAATTGTGAAATTTGCGGCTTGTAATATACCTTGTTTAAAATATACAAAAAATCCAGTGTTAGCACTACCATTGCCTTTCCCATCATTTCTATATAACATACCAAAAGATGAAACATTGCTAGGGGCATCTTCATAAACATAAGTTTTGTCTTTTATTGTTGCACTTACAATCTCAAAATCCATAGACATGTTATCAATTGACTCTGTAAATGAATATATTGGTAGTATGCCTGCGGGTATATTAATTTGGTATTGTTCTGTTTTTACATTATTAATAGTACTAGATAAATTGGGAGTACCAACTTTTTGTGTTGTGACCATAGCGGCATTTAATATTAAATTAATTTGCTCTGCATAATCAATATTGTTAATATCATTCCATGTAATAGTAGTATTTGCCAAGTTTGTTCCATTAGAATCATACACATCTTCTGATGTAACCATACTTTGTAACTTTAGTAATCCGCTTGCGTTAACATTTCGTTTTGAATTATAACTTACTAAACGAGCTAGTCGTAAAATACTTTCTCTGCGTTCAGCAGTTGCAAGAAAGTTTTCCCTGGCATTTAAATCTATCCTATAACTAATATTTTGTCCCATATATGCAATAAGATCTATTAGTGCTATAAACTCTGAACTTTCAATATAATCATTAAAGTCTTCAGGGTAATGTAATTGCAAATAGTCTATCATAGACTTTCGTAATGTTTCGAAATCGTAACTTTCGAAGTCCGCATTAATAAAAGATTGGTATAATACTTTCCAATCTTCTGCTTCGTATATTGTATTCTGTCTTGTTGTTAACGCCATTATAATGTGCTCACAGTTGCTTGTGTATTGTTTTGACTAAAATCAAATAGTATACGCTCTACTTTTGCTTCTGGTATGTAGTTTAGTGCCATCTCAACTAATAAACCATTTTCATATTGCTCAACTACTATACCATCTGTTTCAATTCTTGGATCGTATGCTACTATATCTTGTATATTTTCTTCAATACTGGTAATAATAGCATCTGTCAATGGTTCATATAATGAATCCCAAATGATAGATCCAAATTCTGGATTAAATAATTTTTCACCCTTACGGATATTAAAATGATTTAGCAGATCTTGCTTTGCAAGTTCAAAACCACTCATTGTATATCTGTTAGAAAAATTCTTATTGTGTGTTGAAAATCCCTTAATTATTGTAGCCATTACAAGTAATATTTAGTTATTTAAATAATATGCTAGTATATAGATTAAGTAGATATATCAGGAATTTCCACAATGTGTGGCGTTGCACCATATGCAGGAGCTGAACTTG